CCTAGACTCACCCTTGAACGACTCATCATTCCGCTGACCTTTGATGATCTGCGTAATTCCTCTTTTTTTTATCGCATTGATAAGAGGATCAGTAATATTCTCCAAGCAGCAGTTTAAGTAACTCTGTATCAGAACATCTTTCTTGCCCGATACAATCATTCCATCTAAGGTGTTGGCAATCGGCACGATGTCACTAGGTATGCCGTTAGCGTCAATCTGAGCCTGTTGATCTGTATTTATCTCAATGAATTCGACCGCTTCTGCTCTAATCTCTTCTACTATAGCTAACGTCTCAGGATAAGCCTTCCCGGTGTTTACCCATAACACGATAGGATTCTTAGCTTTATATAAATACCAACAGGCCAAAGAATCTTTGCCCCCAGAAAATGCCAGTCCTAGCATTATGCGTACATACCAGCAGCGCCAATACCAGCACCGCCAAGACCCATTAAGCCGCTTGTAAGGTTATTTTTAGCTTGTTGTCGCATTGCATACTGATCCATCTGACCTTGAAAAGTGTCCTGTCCAGCTTGATAGATAGGACTAGCGGCAATATTAGCGCCTGAGTAGCCTTGAAACTGTGGCATCTGTATTTGTGATCCGCTCATCAAGCCCGTAATCTCGTTTAATGGCTGATTGCGTAACGCAAGTTGTTGAGCAAGACTCTGATCCTGTGCAGTATTGCTAAACTGAGCCATTCCTAGCTGCTGATTGTAGTTTTGAGCAATAGCCGCATTCTCAGCCGATTGACTTGCTATCTGATTCTGAAAGTCCTGCTGAATTGCTGAATTATTAAGTGCGGCATTCTGCATTCCTACTCCGAATTGCGACATACGGTTATCGTAGTCCTGCTGAATTGCAGTGTTATTAAGCGCAGCATTTCGCATCGCAGCGTCAAATTGCGACACACGGTTGCCGTAGTCCTGCTGTATTGCCTCGTTACCAAGTGCGGCATTTTGTAATCCAGCACCAAACTGCGCTAATTGGTTTTGATAGTTCTGCTGAATTGTCTCGTTACCAAACCCAGTATTCTCTAATGCAGACCTAAACTGCGCTAGTTGCGCCTCATTGCCAAATTGCCCTTGAGCTTGAGCTTGTTGAAAGCCCTGCTGGTTCATCATTGCATCAAGATTAATGCCTTGAGCTGCGGCCTGTAACTCTAAGTCATTTCGGTTCTGACCCATTGTACGCATTTCGTTCTGGTAGGCTTCCCCGCCAGTAACTAGCCCTTGATTTGCTAGTCGTTGCCTTGTTGCATTCTCATTCTGAGTTAGTTGAGGTTGAAGCCTAGACATAATAGCCTGTTGCCCAGTCATACCTGTGTTTACAGGCATTGCTGCTATTCCTGCTGTATTAATACCCTGTTGCAAAGTAGGGCCGGTAACAGACCCTAAGGCCCGCTCTGCGGCAGTTGGGCCAGTTACATAGCGTTGAGCTTGATCGGCGGCGGCAGGGCCAGTTACATAGCGTTGAGACTCATCGGCGGCAGTGGGGGCGGCAACATATCTCTGCGCTTTATCAGCAGTAAATGCAGTCTGGTTTACTGGTGTTACGTCACCCGATATGTCTGTTTTAATCCCGGCCAGTTTCGGGTCAAAAGGCTTGTCCAACATATTAGCAACCGTTACAGTTCCTTTTAGTCCAAGTCCAGCAAGCTCATGCTCTACTAGCTGCTGCGCCTCTAAAGTTTTTTGTGCGACTGGTGTTAGGGTTTGAGTTACGGTTGGAGTAGTGAAATCATCCGTTGTAAATTTTGCTTTTGTAGGGAATCCTTCAGCCTTTTTCTGATCTGCACTCATTGCATTGTAATCAATCACTGCTTGATCGTAGCCAGCTTGATCGTATGTTTTTGTAGTGCCATACGAGACGGTCTGATTACCTAACGGCCCATAAATATTAGGGTTACCTAATCTTGAGGTAGCTATAGCCGCATCTTTGTTAGCCGCGCCCTGAAGCATTGCTAATGCCGCATAATCCGGTACTGGCGGTGGAGTTGATTTCTTACCCATACTTACCTCCTAAAAACCTGCATTCACTTTTCAACATCGTAAAGAATATCATATCTCCGTTACTTCTCTTAATTCTAGCTTCTTCGGTAAATCCTGAGTTTTTTGCCATCCTAACGATTTTGGCGTTTTCCTCAGTAATCAGCGCCACTAACTTCTCAACATTACATACCCTAAAAGGGTAATCAAATACTGCCAAAAGAAATCTTTTATTCATTCTCCCGTCGATTGCCACATGACAGTTAATGGTCGTATCAAGAAAATTCTCATATATCACGCCAGCTACTATTTTACCATCTCGTTCCAGACCAATCGCCGTTGAATTGCAATGGTATGCGCCTGTAGTTCTTTCCGCTACCCATACCCCAACAGGATCACCCTGTACTATATTCCAGCCCATCCGGTCTGGTAAACCACGTCTGTTGCCGCCCATTCAATCTGCATTCCCTGCGTTGACGTATTCATGTGAATTCCTCCAGAATACCCAATCCCTGTAATGCCCTGCCAGTTATTAGTGATAGATAATCCGTCACCCCCCCACATAGAATTGTCCCATGTCGAGCTATCCCATGACGCATACTGACTCGGAGATAAAGATAATGATGCTGTAGGCTCAGACAGGTCGAAGTCAACATTCATCGCAATCAAAATGGAAGCAGCCCCATTTGTTAGTAGTGAAGGTCTTGCCCTCGTAAAATATTTCTTTATCCCGCGCTGGTCAAAATAGTTAAATGCTTGCAGCACGTCAGTGTCAATGTCGGTTGCGTTGTCTGCGTAAGTCGAGTCCCAAGCCTTGCAGACAACGCCGTTTCCACCAAAATACGAATTGTCTCCAAACAACTCCCAGCAATTAGCCGCCCATCCCTTAAAATTGCACCAAGATTTTGTAATCGTGTTCATTACATACTGCTCTTGATTGCTTCCCTCATCAACAGGTACATTAATCCAAACCGCATTATTCTTAGCGGAGTAGTGAATCTGCCATCCAAAATTGTCAGCATAGAGCGTAGATGACTTATTAATAGCACCCTGTATCTTGTTGCTCAGGGCAACACGAGGATCAAGCCTAGAGCTTTGCAGTGATTCTCCCAGCGGCATTAGACCATCATAGGTAAGGATTAAAATATCCCCGCCATACTTCATAAAGCATCTATCCCCAATCGGAGCGCCTAACTTCCATACGCCGATCAATGCCCAAGTAGCAGAGTTTGCCGGGTCTGTTCCAGCGTAGACAATAACCTCACCATTACTTGTGATAAATACAAGATTGTCATCAACTCCGTAACCTGCATCAATAGTCCATGTAGCTACGTCTGTAATATACCCACCAAACTTAGCAATAGAGCTTAGGTCAAGGGCTTGAGCCGCACCCCCGACCGCGTTAGTTGGTAAGTACCAAGACTTTAATGTATTCTTTTGGGTAAACCATACCCGATTCTTAAATAGAGTAATATTGTTTAGTGTTGTAGTCGTAACGCCTGTTATCGCTATGGTTGATATGCCAGTGATTGAAGCCCATGTTGTACCATCGAATAGCAATGGTGCATCCACACCATTCACCAGATACAAGTAGCTTCCGCCGCCTGTTGTAACATTGATAAATTCCCATCTAGCGTTTGTCAATCCTGTTGCTACTGGTGCGCCAACTGCGCCAGATGTAGTAACGTCATATATCTGTGTTCCAGCGATTGCGTACAGGCTTTCGCTTGAGCCTGTTGAGTAATTCATTAAAGTCTCAACCTGCCCTGTTATTCCTGTGGCGTGGTTAGAATACCCGCCGCGCAGAACTACGTTTGAATAAGATGGAAAGAAGTTGACTAGCTGCACCGCGTCAACAGGTTCCATGTTTGCGATTGAATCACGAGCATTCCAACCACCGACCGGAGACGGGAGAGAAGCGACTTGTGCAGCAATGCCTTGTGCGGGGAACGCCATCAGTTTGCCCCGTATCCACTGTCAGGTATGTTGTCGTATCCGATCAGCACTGTATTGGGTCTTGGAGCAAACGATAGATTAGCTGAACTCATGTCCTGAGCCATAACGACCTCAAGCTCTGTCAGGAAGTTTCTGTACATCGCCGTAGTATCGAAGCCCTTAGCCTCAAAATACTTCAGCTTCGTCATTAGGACAACTAAACGGTCTGGGTATATGCAGGTATCAGTATCAATAGTGAAACTCGTCTTAGGCACTCCTGCTGCGGTCTCTGCCCATCCGTTGCTTCTGTACTCATAACCTAAGAACTCATTATCTGCAATACCGGGCCATATCTGAAAATATGCGCCAAGCAATCGCCAGCGTATGCGAGGGCCGGTAGATATATAACCTGATAATAACCATTCCCACTGTTGAGCATCCTCTGGCCCCAGCATCTCCCAATGCTTAGATTTATCCCAATGGGTTCGCGGTACTGTGGATTCATAATCAGAAGGTAGGGCGTACTTGACCTTCATAAAGGTTATGGCTGCTGCTGTTGCTGATTCGGTGAACTTTTGAGTAGCAGTTATTGCTGTGCCAGAGTCTACTGTCTGTATCTGGGTGTCGTTTTCCATACCTGCGCCAGATAGCTGATAGGTGCTATCTAGTCCGGTTGTTGATGGTATTGCCGTGACTGAAGTTCCGCCGTCAGACCATGTGCCAGTGGTGGTTAAATATTCTGTATAGAACCTATACTGCTTTGTCAACCTGCGCCAGTCATGCTTACGGAGTAGCTCATACCCCGAAGCATTCATCAAAGCAAGAATTTGTGTGATGTCCTGATTAGTATTACCTGCAACCGTTGTCGGCGTACTTACACCTAATTCATTTGTTACTTGTGTAACCAGTTGCAGCATCGTGGATGACATACTTTAACCCTCTTTTTTTGGCCTTCCCATTTTAGGCTTGCTATTGCTACTAAGGAGAGCTACCTGCTCTTTGAGAATCTCAATCTGTTTCTGAGCATCCTCTACAGCAGTTGAAGCGGCACTCTGATTCTGTTTAGCCAAGTATAGCCGCGCCTTCTCTCTTAATGCAAAACCACTCATGCCAACCCTTTGCAGTTGAGCGTCTGTTGATGTTGCTACCTGCTCAACCGTCTGATATTTTAATATATTCAGCTCTTCCATCTGGAACTTGTCGAACTCTTTAGGCTCGTCAGCATTCCACTTAGAAAGCATAGTTCCGTACACCTCTGCACCTTCATTGCTCTTCATCTGAAAGTACAGCCATTGCCTGACGAAACGCTCTTTGTGATCTTCGCGTACCGGCTGATCTATTACTGTGGTCTTGTCACCGGGGATATGTATTCTGACGAATGGCATATCCTTGTAACCTTCTTCCTGACTCTTGTAAAACTCAACGTGCAAAGAATTGTCTGCGTTATTAATGTCGCTATCCATTTTACTGTCCTTTTTGAAATGGTCTTATCATTGAGGACTAGGGAAGTCTCCCTCCCTAGTTTGTTACGCTGTGGTTATCGAAACCCACGTTGTTGCTGATGTTGCATAAAATACTGCGGTCTTGGCTGTTGCCAGCGAAAGACTTGTTGCTCCTGCATTGATTGTACTCGCTACTGAGTACGGATATACAACTACTGTGACACCGCTATCATTACGAATTACTACTGTCGCACCAGCTTCGGTCGGCAAGAGACGAACGCCGGTAGATGCTGACGATGTTGTAAGTGTATTGTAATCGGCGGCGAGTAACAGTGCATCCGCAATCGTTGTTCCTAGAGCAACCAAGCCAACTGCGCCAGTGCCACTAATTGCTTGTGTGGACATCGGGCTGTTTCCTGCTCCTAAAACTCGTGATGGAATAGACATATAATCTCCTTAGATAATCTGGGGCAAGTTACCTCGCCCCAGAATTATATTACAACGGTGAAGTTGTTTTACGAACCCAGCCGTAATCGCCTGATGCAAAGGCAGTGTCAGCAGTATAGTTACCTGCTGAGTCTGTCACCGTAAATGCTGAATCTACGGTGCAAGTACCTGTCGCAACTGTGCCACTTGCCAATACATATACCCAAGTGTCGTTCAAAGTGCCGATATTAGGAGTTCCCAGAGTCAGAACCGCCGCCGTATCGCGTTGAGCAAACATAGGAGCTATGTATCCTAATACGCCAAAAGTTGAATTAGCCATTTTTATATCCTCCTATTAAGCCAGCAGAACGCCGCAGAATTGCGGGCCGCTAGAAGTTAAGTTACCGGCAAAACCAATCAATTTTACGACAGCATCTTGATTGACCGCCTGTCTTTCTCCACCAATCGGCACGAAGTTACGGTTTACATTAGGACGGAACATCAAATACTTCGTGTTCAACATCCACATATGACTTGCTGTTGCTGCTGAACCAATACCACCGTCCAAAACAACATCAGATGCCATACCAGCGCCGTAATACTTGAGTGAAGCAAAACCAGCTCCAGCAGTGCTGTTTCCACCATCGCTAATACGCTGAATGCTTTGCAGCGATTGCAGGTACATACGATAGAAGATGTTATCAGCAACGATCAGATCAGGCTTGTCCGTACCACGAATCAACTGAACAGCTAGTGCATCCATGTAACCTTGAATGTTGGATGCTGATGTAGCTGATCCGCCATCTGTGGTTCCAGAGAACTTGACTGAACGCCAGAAGCTATAGGTAGCACGATTAATGCCGCCGTACGTTCCTGTGGTAGGTGCATCAGGTACTGCTGCTCCGCAAATTTGTTACTAGTCTTTTGGACTAGGCGTGGTCATTTCTGCCACACTCTTGGACTTAAATTACTTCAAGTTATATCCAAGTTCAGACTATCGCTTCACCTTTTCAGGTGTTCTCTCGCTTAGTCGTTCAGGCTGCTTTCGCTTGCCCCTTGTTGTCCCCTTCGGGAGTTCCAAGTCAATCAGAGAGAATTCTCACATCTGCGTTTCAATGCAGAGTGACCCCAACATTAAGGCCGGTAAGATTTTT